TTATGGCGATAGCAGTCGGTCCAGTGGACTGATGGTCTTCCCAATGGCTTGCTCCACATGGGTGTAGATCATGGTTGTCTTGATGTCGCGGTGCCCAAGAAGCAATTGGATGGTCCGGATATCCGTGCCTGCCGCTAGTAGATGTGTGGCAAAGGAGTGTCGTAACGTGTGGACGGATGCGTGCTTGGCAATGCCAGCCCGATGCAGGGCTGCCTTGAACGCCATCTGTACCCCGGATTTGGAAGCATGCCAACGCAGTCGGCGGCCGGACTGAGGGCAGCTCCGTACTACGCGGGAGGGGAAAAGGAACTGCCAAGCCAAGCTCTGGCTGGCTCCGGGATACTTACGCTCCAAGGCGTCGGGCAATGGGCCGAACCCGGCGCCTCGCGCGAGATCTTGTTTGTGCAAGATCGCCACCCTAAGCAATTGCCGCTGCAACGACTGCTGTAGTCGATCAGGCAGCACGGTGGATCGGTCCTTGCCACCTTTGCCCGCCCGGACGTGGATCAGGCAGGCTTTTAAATCTATATCTTTGACTCTGAGCGTCATGCACTCAGTCACCCGCAGTCCCGCCCCATAGAGTAGGTGGGCCATTAGGGACACTATCCCGTCCATCTGCGCCAGGGCATCGGCCACTTCGTCCACGCTCAACACGACTGGCAGACGGTCCCTGCGCCGGATGCGCTGTAATCCGCTCAGGTGACCAACCTCTTCCTCTAAGACATCGCGGTAGAGAAACAACAGTGCGTTGAGGGCTTGAGATTGTGTAGAAGCCGAAACAGCCCCCACTACAGCCAAGTGATTGATGAAAGCGACGATGCCAAGTGTCCCAACCACACGTGGATGCTGGCGGCTATGAAAAAAGATGTACTTGCGAATCCAGAATCGGTACGCTTTTTCGGTCCGGGACTCAGATGTCGTCGCCGACACACCAGAGATACCTGGTCCATGAGTCGCAAAGGCGGTGGGGGGTGAGGGTAGGGTTACCCCATGAGGGTCGCTCCGGTTGGGGTCAAATGCTGGCAGCATACCGCCGGCAAGGAGCTGCGTGGGTCCGGTTATACGTACGCTTGTTAGCCGGACCCGGTCGTCCTAAGATCAAGCTGTTTCAAGGGAAATTCCCACCATACTGTGCTTTGTGGGTAAGTCGTATAACCGGACCCGGGGGTCCGTCTATTAGGTAGTTAGACCAACAAGGAGAGATTGCGCATGGCCACAAAGAAAGCCGCAGGAGCACCTCGAAACAAGAAGAACTTGATTCCTATGGGGGCTACGAAAGTTGCCGTATACGCTTCGCCGCGTGTGTCGAAGGCATTGGATGAGGTCACTGAGGATATGACGCTCTATCACGGCGTGCGCCTGGCTCAAGTAATTGAAGCTGTGTACAAGCAGGGCCAAAAAGACGGCGCGCGCAATGCTATTGAGCACTTGGATAAGCTTGTCGGTGACGTGAAAAAGGCCGTTCCACATCGCAATCCAGGCCAGCCAAAGAAGAACAAGAAATAGTTGGTCTAACAGCTCATTCAAGCCGACGCCGCTTCGCGGCGCGGCTTAACTCAAGGTGTTAGGCCATTCATGAAAGCTGCGAGCGAGCCCAAGCATCGGTTCTTTGGTACTCCGCTATCCGAGTGGCTCTCTCTGATTCCCAATGAGTTGCAACAAGGCGCAGTGGGGCTTTGGCAAATTTCTCCAGTTCTAGCCCACGACTTCGGCTTGGCTGGCTCTGATCTTGAGTACTGCTTGCGCCTTGCGGTTCGTGGTCTGCTCTCCGCGGGAGGTTTGCCAGTTCAAGGGGCCGCATCTGAGGACGGCTGGGCTTTGCGCAAAGACCTCCTCGCCCCAGGTGAGACAGGAGTAGATCGTGTCGTACAGTACTGGCAGGCCTTGGGTCGTGAGCCGGACGTCGGGGATCTGTGGTTTGCCCTTCCAGCGACAGTGGCCTAACAATTCATTCAAGCCGAACCCGCTCCCCGGGTCGGCTTAATTCTGGCGTTGGGCCCCATGAAAACGGTCTATCACCTTCAACAGGACATCGAAGCAATTGCAAACATGCAGCGCGCTTCGCTCGATACTGGGCCCGTCGGGCTACTTATTACGCATGGTCTAATCGGTTCCAGTGAGTGGTGGTCAAAAGTCGAATCTGGAGCCCTTGCCCTCCAATCTATCCGCGGCGAGATTTCTGGTTTTTGGCCCGGTCAGTGGGGAGATGGCCTAGCAGAGTTCGAGCTTAGAACTAGCGACGGGGATCGTTCAAAGTGGTTATGCGAACTACCACCGTCGCGGGCGATAACGGAGTTTCTTATTGGGCGCCGTGTGGAGGTATCGTTCGTTGAGCAACAACTTAAGACTGCACTTGAGGGCAACGGCAATGAAACAAACATCACCGTCAGTATTGCTCTCGCCTAGGCCCAACCCCTTGGTCAAGCGGGACCGTCTTCCGGCGTGCCGCCTCCAGACGGCCCCTTACCTCCAACGTTGAACGTCCGCTACTGGCCGAGGCTGTGTAAAAACGTCTGACGGCTGATCGCAGGCGGGTCGCCGACGCCTTGCCTATGTTCGTGCGGACGATGGCGTCGCGATTCTCAAGCCGCGATTGCCCTCAACATGCCAGGCATGCCGATGATCTTGATCATCCGCTTCATGTTGTAGGCCAGCACCGCCAAGCTGATCTCTGCTCTGACCTTCGGCAACGTCTTGGTCAGCAGTGGTGTGGTTCCCAGCCACGCCTTGAGGGTGCCGAAGACATGCTCGACAGCCTGCCGCCACAAAACGGCGACTTGCGGCCTGGCGTCGAGCCGCAACTGCATCGCCTCAAGCACGTGTTCGTGCTCCCAGCGGCTGATCCGTCGGTAGCGCGCCGTGGTGCACTGGTCGCGCATCGAGCAGCCTGGACAGGCGGACGACCAATACTTGTGCAGCATCAGGCCGTTCTCTTCGCTGGTAAAGCGATGCGTGGCGAGTTCGTCGGCCGGGCAACGGCAGGCATCGAGCGCTGGTTCGTAGATGAAGTCCCGCTTGTCGAAGCGCCCTTCGGCCTTGCTGTTCGAGGTCAGTGGCTTGAGCACGAGCGGGATGATGCCGGCTTGCTCGCAGGCCAGGATCTGCTGGGCGTTGTAGTAGCCGCGATCGGCCAGCGCGGTCAGGTGGTCGGTGCCCAGCACAACTTTGGCCTTGAGCGACATGGGCGCAAGCTGCGTCCGATCATGCCCGATGTTGGTGACCTCGTGGGCCACGATCAGATGATGCTCGGCATCGACCACGGCTTGCAGGTTGTAGCCCACCGTGCCGGTGGCACGACCAGTAGAGGTCATCGACCGTGCATCCGGGTCGGTCAGCGAGATCTGACTATCGGGCGCTTCCTGCAGTTCCTGCTCGATACGATCAAGCGCTGCCATCTGCTCGCGCACCTTGGCCAGCTTGTCGCGCAGCTGAGGGATGCGTGCCTCGAGCAGTAGCACCGGGTCGCGATCGGCACGATCCAGCTCGGCCAGATAACGGGCTACGCTCTCATCGAGCTGGCTACGCCGAGCCTTGATCTTGCCTACGGTGAAGTTGCGATCGCGCCTGTTGACCGCCTTGTACTTGCTGCAATCGATCGCGACCACGGCATGCGAGAACACCTTCATCCTGCGGCACAACGCAGTGAAGCGACTGCACACCTCCACAATCGCGGCGCCGTTGTCCTTGCGGAAGTCGGCGATCGTCTTGAAGTCGGGCGCCAGCCGACCCGTCAGCCAGATCAAATCCAGGTTGCGCTGCGCCTCGCGTTCCAGCCGGCGACTGGACTGCACGCGGTTGAGGTAGCCGTAGATACAGATCTTGAGCAGCGCGGCCGGGTGATAGGCAGGTCGGCCACCGCCGGCGCGGCTGGCAGCCTCGAAGCCCAATGGCCCGAGATCCAGTGCATCCACGAAGGCGTCGACGAGGCGAGCCGGATTGTCCTGATGGACGTAACCCTCGAGCCGATCAGGTAGGAGAAGCGCTTGGGTCCGATCCACGCCATCGACGAATCGCTTCATGATCAGCACCAATCGAGGAGTGATTAGATATTGTCAGCGATGCTGGGGTTTTCACACAGCCTCGGCCGGAAGCGGACATCGACGGGCCAAGGGATTAGGAAGATTTATCGGGGGTAGGGTGCGACCTGTTTCGTTTGTCTGGACCAGCCTCCGATGAAGGTCCCTGACGGACGCCCGGCCAAGCCGTCAGCGTGCCAAATTGGGCAAGGCCAGATCCTTGCAGCACAGCCGTGCACCATGACAGGCTCACCTCGCGCTGTCTTGCACAGAGCGATATGCTACGCACAAGCCGGCTGGCGCGAGGGAGGGGCGATGTCCAATACCAACGAATATTCAGAAGGCGTGCCTCCTCTTCGATCAGAGGGGCGGGGTCGTCTAGACTTGATTATTGAGGAGGTGAAAACTTCCGAAGGCAAAATTGAATTCCAGGTGACGCCCGATCCTCGCAGATACGAGCGAGTAGAGGCCGATGGAGAGGTTTGCTACATAGACAGGTTCACTCGGGTCATGTTCCCGATACGGCTCTTTCAAGACGCCATTTCGACTCTGCCATTCTATGATCTAAGACCGAGGATAGCCTCTACCGTTGACTACGCTCAGGAGCGCGCCTCAGCAGTAGAAGATGAACTGGCGGGCGAAAGCCTCAGGAGCCCGAGCGTGGAGCCTGCGCGCCATAGAGAAATGCAAAGTAGAACAACGATCACCAGTACGCCATTTTTGTCACTGGATATCTGCAGGTCGACGGAATTGCGCAGGAGGGAACCCGCGTCATTTGATAGAGCGGCCGAGATACTTTTGCGTGAAATGCAAATACTCGTCGGTCAATTTGAGGCCACGATCCTCAAGGCAACGGGTGATGGCTTCATCGCATACCTGCCACATCCCGCTTTCACGCGACAGTGTGACTTAATCGTTGACCTTGGGACTTCAATGATTAGAATGGCGCGAGACTCCATCTGCCCCATGCTGCATTCCAGTGGACTTCCACGCCTGGATATCCGGATCGGTGCAGACTACGGCGAGGCAAGATTTGAGCAGAAGACGAATGCCGCCACTGGATTTACCTGGCCACACGTTGATAGCGACGCCCTCAACCTTGCAGTAAAAATCGAGCAAACGGCTCGCGCGAATAGCCTCCGTATAGGTTCTTCGCTATATGGACTGCTGCACGTGCAATGGCTTGAGCGAGCCACGCCAATTCCAACAGAGGATCTGCCGCCTTCATTTAACGGCTATTCTGTTTATGAGATAGGCTAATGGCGACATATAGAGAATTGACATCGAAGAGCTACCGCACCACGCAGCGGGACAGAGTCGCTGCCACCGCAATGAAGATCAGCTCTCGTAGCAATTTGCGTCCAGGACGAGTGATTCCAGATGCAGACGACCTCGCGATACACGAAGGCAGGTTCCTCAGTGCGGCCGTACTCTTTCTAGACATTTCAGGCTTTACTGGAAGACCTCAGGAGACTCGAGATCAGCAGGAGCAGCTTCTGCAAGGGCTTTCGCTTTTCTTTACGGAAGCGATCAGGGTGGTGGAAGACTTCGGCGGGGTAGTGGAGAAAAATACTGGCGACGGGTTGATGGCTTATTTTGCCAGAGAAGCGGATGAAGACGCCTCAAAAGAAGTTCGATCTCTGACGGCAGCGATCACTTTGTTCGATGCAATGAGCGGTGGTCCGGACGCGCCATTGAGCAACGAACTGTGGAAATTTGGAATTGAGCCCTTTCGGTTCCGAATCTGTATTGATAGCGGACCACTGACCGTAGCAAAGATGGGGGCGGCGCAGCGATTCAATGGGGTTGTCGCCATTGGGACCACAGCCAACCTTGCGTGCAAAATGCTCAATGTCGCACAGGCTGGAGAAATAATGATAGGCAATAACGTGGCGACCTCATTACCGGAAGACTGGAGGCAGTACCTCGCGCGCTCCGATCACGAGACTGGGTATCAATATACCCTTACTGGACTTCCTTACTACTACTGGTACTACGCCGGAAGGTGGATATCATGACGCACCCAATCGATTCCACCAATCCCCCCGGGGCCCACAGCGAAGCAGCAGGGCTGCAAATCCAGCTCCAGTATGCAGATACGCAACAAGCGTACATTACGAGCTACATCCAGCTTGCAGATACGAAGTGTGCCTGGTCGTTCGCCGCATCTGCCGCCCTGGCAGCTTACATTATTACCAATACCAGTTCGTCCCCATTGCTGCTAGATGGCGCAACAGGAGCCGTGCGTGGCTTGGGTCTGATTGCGCTCGCACTCCTGATTGTATCCGCAGCATACGCATTCTTAGGGATAGCGCCTCGGTTAAAATCATCGCGATCGACTGACCCCTTCTTCTTTGGCACAGTTGCACGTCACGGATCTCCTGGGCAGTTCGCCCAACAGATTTCTAGCCTTAGCCTGAGTGACGTTGTCACCATTCGGCTACGTCATAACTTTGATATTGCTCGCGTGTGCACTAGGAAGTACTTCTTTGTCAAAGCGTCACTTTGGATCGGCATAGCAGGAGCCATGTGCTTAGGCTTGGCACTCCTGTTGAATAAATGCGGTTAACCGCTGCCGCCAAGATCTTAAACAGGATCTCCGGGAGTACATTGGACGAATTCTTGCGCCCCAGAAAGAGTAAGCGTAGGGGCCTAAGCGAATACCCAGAAAAAGAGTCATAGCTTAATCCTCCAGGAGTCTCGCGGCAGGATTGGTCGCTGCGCCTCCCGCCTGAAAGTATCCGATAACACTGGAGACTGACCGATGCTCAGTCAGCTGCATGATCGCTGGCAGAGCCACACCCTGACGACCGGCCTCGGTCACGAATCCTGACCGCAGGCTGTGCCCGCCAAAATCCCCCTCCAGGCCGGCCAGACGCGCTCGTCGCTGCACGATCTCACCAACCGCAGCTGGGGACAGGGCAGGACCTATGCGCTGTTTCCATAGCCGCCGGAAGATCGCCCCTTCGGTGATGCCGGCCGCGTCCAGCCAGTCCTGCAGGGCGAGGGCGGCCCGATCCAGCACCGGCTTGTCCGGGGTCGAGGTCGCCTTGACGCCGGCCTGCTGGGTCTTGCTGTGCTCCAGCCGGTAGATGTAGCCCGCCTCGCCGATCCGGCGCAGGTCGCGTAGATCTGCCGCAGCGATCTCGCTGCGCCTGCGGCCGCCGCTGGCAAATCCGAAGCAGAGTAGGGCGCGACGGCTACATTGGTGCTAGACCACAGTCGCCCCGGCAACCGCCGAAGCAGCATCGGCCAGCAACTTACACGGTGCGTTATGAAAGCACAGCACTAAATGGCAGCATCAAGGATGGGCCGCCATGCGATCAAGGTCGCAGCATTGAACAGCCAGTAGACCGTCTCAGCAAAACGGGCGAGGTAGGCCTACAACCAGGGCAGGTTGTCCGCGGCAATCACACGCAGCCAAAGGCGGAACTTTGTGCGAAGAGCCATCCGGCCCCCAGAAATATCTGCAAATGATCGCGGTCGCCCAGCAATGTCCGCCTCGCGAACCAGAATCTCTACGCCATCAGGGCAAAATTGCCTGCTAACGAACAAGCCGAGCCAGAGCCGCAGCCATTGCCAAGCGGAGCCGACGAAGGCTGCAGCAGTCCGATGCCCCATTTCGCATAATGTATAGACGGTGCCGCGTCAAAACCGACCGGCATTGCCGCCTGAGCCTTGTGGGGCAGGGCGAAGCCAACAGCCAAGCACAGGGCCATCGCGGTAGCCGCTAAGCGCTTCCAGAAGGTGCGCTCCGGCGAAGTAAGCGCCGCACGTTTCATGATCTCAATCGCCTGTTTTTCAGGCTCTGGATGCCCTTGGATACGGAGCGCATCCGCCACAACCCACACCTGCGGCACGCGCCTGCCCATGCGGTAGTGGCCGATTGCGCCATCCGTAATCCCCAGCAGCGGCGCTAGCTTTGAATAGCTCTCGACCTTGGCCGCTACCCGGGTCCGCTCAAAGAAGTCATTCCAGTCCATAGCCGCCTCGGATTCGTGTACGGGTGTAGCCTACAGGTGTTGACGTCTACGGGCGTAGGCGCGTATAAAGCCCCCATCGCCTACGGATGTAGGCGGTCCCGCCACCGGCACCCCAAGGCCGCTGGCGGGCTCTCTTGGGGCTTGGGGCAGGGGATGCACCATGGAAGAGTTGCTCCAGATCATGGCCGGTGGGCTGCTGCTGGTGATCGCGGTCGCCGCGATTCGTGCGGACTACAAGCGCCGCAAGGGTGGGGTCATCAAGTGATCAACCCTCTTTTCACCATCGCGCTGTGTGCGCTCTGCATCGCTATCGGCATCGTCCGCATCGGCTCATGGGTCATTGCTCGCAACGAGCAGGAACAGACCCGAATCATGCTGCAGCAGGTCTACGCCGCCTGCGCCATCGCCGAGGTGCGCCATGGCCGCCAAGGTTAACCCCCGCTTTCACGAGCCCGTGCGCTCGACATCTCCGCTTGAAGCGGTGATCCACGGCGTGATCCAGATGGAAAAGCTGCGCTACACCATCGAGCAGCGTCTGCCGGGTGGCGCCTGGAACCACAAGAGCGACTACGGCAGCGACGAAGCCCATGCCCTGCGCAATGCACGTTGGTTCCGCCAGATGCTGCGGGGCAAGGTGGATTACCGCGTCTGTGCGTGTGTGGGTGAGGCCAAGGCCGTGATTCTGGGCGAGGTTTCGCCGTGAGCGCGGTGCAGGCCGGGGCAGGACTCCCCGCGTCTAACAGGGGAGTCAGTGAATTCAGCAACCCCGAGGGAACCCTAACGGTCGGCATTGACTGGTTCTCCGCATCTATCGATCTTTTCGTCGCACTGCGTGAGACGGGGTTCCTCGACCGCGACACCCAGGACGAATCCCGGGAGTGGATCGATGCCTGTTCGGACAACGCCCGCGTTGCCGCGCTGCACGTGTTTACGTGGTTCTTCGGTGGTCTTGGCCTTGAACTGGATGATGCGGCCGGGGGTGGCCGCTTCTACAAGTGGCGCGTCAAGATCATCGACCCCGAAAAGAAGTTCGTCGGCATGATTGAGCTTGGCGGGGACAACTGCCAACGCATCGATGGCACGATCACCGCCCGCATCGAGCTTTCTGGCGAGGGCTGCAAGTGGGTTAGCGCAGCGCGCTGCGGCCATGCGCAGCGGTGGCTGGAGCTTCGAGCGAAGCTCGAAAGCTGCGCGGGCAGGATCACCCGACTCGACGTCTGCGCCGATGATCTGCTGGGCAAATATCCATTGCGCCTGGCACAGAAGTGGTACGACGAAGGCCAGTTCGATCAGCGTGGGCAGCGCCCCAAGGCGCGCTTGGTTCACGACTACGACAGCGGCGACGGCAAAACGTTCTACGTTGGCGGCAAGGCCTCGGAAAAGCAGCTGCGCGTCTACGAAAAGGGCAGGGAGCAGGGCGACAAGAATTCGCCATGGGTGCGCTATGAGGCCCAGTTCCGTGCCTCCAACCGTAAGGAGTTGCCGCTCGACCTACTGCGCGACCCAGCGGCCTACTTGCTCGGCGCCTACCCAGTGCTGCGCTTCCTGCGCTGCGTGTCCACGCGCATGGAGGTCACCAAGGCAGCTGTCGCGGCCACGCTGCAAAGCGCGTTCCGCAATCTGCGTCGTCAGTACGGCGCCACCCTCAACGTCATTACCAAATTCTGCCCGGACACCGAGTCATTGCGGGCGGTCATGGAAACCTGCACTTCGCCAACGCTGCCGAAGTGGTTCAACGGGAATGTAGCAGCGCACTGGGCCGACACCTCGGTCCTACAACCACCAAACCTCAAAGGGGTCTACGCATGAGCATCAAGGTCACCGTTCTTAAGAGCGAAATCGATGAGCGCAAGGGCAGCTTCAAGAACGACGCTGGTGAGGTAATTGAATTCACCACCCGCAAGCAGAAGGCACGCCTTGAGTCGGATGGCTTCGCTTACCCGTACGACGTCCGCCTCCAGGACGGCCAGGCCGGCTATCCGATCGGTGATTACGAGTTCGACGCCGAGTCCATGCTCCAGATCAACAAGGGCGTGGCGTCGCTGAGCAAGTTCACCGTCCTGCGCCAGCTGCCGAAGTTGGCCGCGCGTCCGGCGCCGTAAGTCATGTCCGATCCCGCACCCCTGTACGTAGTCGGCTGTGCTGCTGAGAACGTTCAGCAGGACGGCACGTGCTCGGTGCCGGTTTGGATGCCATACCACCAGCCAGTGCTGCCGCCCCTGAGCTTGGCCGATGGAACCCTTGTCGCATTCTCCATCGTGGGCATGTGGGCAATTGGGTTAAAGGCGCGCCTCGTATTCCGCGCTGCGCGCATAGGGGTCTACTGAAAATGACGAGGAAAACCATGGAACTGATGAACAACCTGCGCCGCGTTGGCGCCTCTGTCCCGGCCAAGGTCAGCGCCGGTGTTGCCACCCTGTTGGCGTCCGGCGCAGCACTGGCCTCCGGTGGTGGCTCGCCGGGTGCGGCGATCGCTGGCGAAGTCTCCGGCGGCAAGGCCGACATGGGCATCGTGTTCGGCGCGGTCGCGATCCTGATCGGCCTGCTGGTGGTGTGGGCCTACACGAAGCGCGCGGCGAAGTAATCGCCCTGTGCATGCAGACAAAAGGGGGCGCGCGGAAACGCTCGCCCCCTTTTTCATAAGAAGGGGTAGGGCATGGGTTATTTCGTGATCATTGCAATCTGTGGCGCGGCGTGGCTGGCATTTGAGGGCGTCTGATGAAACGGATCCTTGCCACACTTGTTGTCATTTTCGGCTTCATGTTGTCGCCTGGCGCTATTGAGAGCGCTGGTGCACAGGTCAGATGCAACGCTGCGGCGAACTGTTCCGTTGCTGATGCTCAGTCAGAGTGCGAATCCTTCACCCCTGACAACCCTTCAATCATCCGCGTTACTCAGCGGGAGTGCCGTATGACCGGCGCGGGACTTGCCTCTACCGGAAATTTCTGGCTGCGCTACAAGGGCATGGCCGATAACGGAGTGGAGCAGGGCTGGTTCGGTTCCGAAACGTTTCACTTCGTCAACCAATGCGCATCTCAGCCCAGCAAAACAACTCCATTCTTCCCGCCTACTGGTTCAGTTCGTTGCGTGTCTGGTTGTGAGGTTACCTATCGGCAGAATGCCGACGATACGACTACATACAGCGCCAACGGAAAGAGCTGCGATAAGAAGCCCGATTGTGCTGCTCAGGGCAGGAACATGGTTTGGAATGCCGCACTCGGCGTGTGCCAGCCGGTTGAGCCCGAGTGTCCGGAAGGAAAAGTGAAGGTCGGCAACGCGTGCACTGATGAAAAGCCGTGTCCTGATGGCATGGCACTGGTCAATAACCAGTGCAAAAAAGAGGATAACGAGTGTCCTGCGGGCATGATTCGCAGTCCACTTGGTAGCTGCATCCCGGGTGATGGGCAGTGTGCGAAAGGTGAGGTGCGGGGGCCGGACGGCACCTGCAAGCGCGACACCAATGATGATGGTGAACCGGACCCCGCAGATAAGGACGATCCGGATACCTTTTCGGGCGGTGATTCCTGCAACGCCCCGCCTTCATGTAGCGGCTCGCCCATCATGTGCGGCCAGGCCAGAATTCAATGGCGCATTGAATGCAACACCCGTAGGAACAACAACATTAGCGGCGGTCAGTGCACGCAAGCTGGCATGCCGGTGTGCACTGGTGAGAAGTGCAACGCCATGGAGTACACAAGTTTGGTCATGCAGTGGCGTTCGGCATGCGCCGCAGAGAAGCTGGCAGGAAAAGCTGATGCGCCAGGCGCTGGCGAAACCAAGGGTGACGCAAACGGCAACGGTGTTCCGGATGCTTTAGAGGGGCAGGGCGCCGTAACCGGTACCGGTGACGACGCTGCTGATGTTGCGAGCGCTAAGAAATGGGGTATCGGTCTTTCTACGAGCAATCTCGACACTAGCAACATGTTCGGAGGCACCGGCCGGTGTCCTGCGCCCCCATCGATCACCATCATGGGGACGACGGTTAGCGGCAGCGAAGTCCCCTATTTCTGCGATATCGCCGCCATCCTTCGCGCGCTAATTCTGATCTTTGGCGCATATACGGCACTGCGCATCCTTATGGGAGCATCGTTCTAATGGGCATGGCATGGGATTGGATTGCCAACGGTGTTACACACCTACTTGGAAAGACCAAGGAAGTGGCGGCCGGTCTTGTCGGCAAGGGCCTTGCAACCTTTGGCCTTACCACCGTCACCTTTAATGCAGTCCTTCCAAAGCTGAAGGATTTCGTGATGCAGTTCGTTGGCGGACTTGATGGCACCACGATGCAGTTTCTTTCATATTTGGGCGTCGGCGTGTCCTTCTCCATGATTCTTTCCGCGCTGGCCGTCCGCATGGCATGGAAGGTGTTCTTCATGCCGAAGGCGTTGGCCGATCAGCTGGGGAGCGGATCATGATCTACTGGTTCACTGGGCAGCCTGGACACGGGAAGACCCTTCACGCCATTGAAAGGCTCTTGGAGTTCAAGGATCAAGGGCGCATCGTCTACGCCTGCAATATCAGGCAGTTTGATTACGCCGGCACTGGCGTTCTTGAGATGACGCCGGAGCAGTTCCGCGATTGGCCGAACTTCCTCCCTGACGGCGCGGTTGCACTTGTTGACGAGGCGTACGAGCACGACATGCTTCCTAAGCGAGCTCCGGGGGCCAAGGTTCCGCATCACGTTGAACAGCTTGCTAAGCACCGCCACCGGGGCCTCGACTTCATTTTTGTAAGCCAGTCGCCTGACAAGCAGTGCGATCAATTCGTTCATGATCTGATCGAGCGACATGTTCACGTGCGGCGTCGCTTTGGCACGCAGTTTGTGCAGCTACGTGAGTTCGACAGGTTTGAGGCACAGGCAGAGAAAGCCATTCCCCTTGTCAACCGGCGCAGGAAGCTGCCTAAGCGCCCAATGGGAACCTACAAATCTACGGAGCTTGATACCACTGAGAAGCGCATTCCTTGGTACATCATTGCACTGCCAATTCTCTTGGTGGTTGCCGTCGTCATGATGTATGTGGTCTTCGGCAGGATGGGGAAGCGGCTCGGCGGGGAGGAGAGTCCCGCAGTGGTTCCAGCTGCAAATTCGGCAGCGCTGCGCGACGGAGCGTCAGCGACGGCGGGCGGCGCTGCCGCACCTGTAGGGCGTGAACCTATCAAGGAATACGTCGACAAGTTTCTGCCGCGAATTCCATCCCAGCCGTGGAGCGCCCCTGTCTATGATGGCGCGCTGTCCGTTCCCAGCGAACCGCCGCGGCTATTCTGCATGTCCTCTCTGGGCGGTCAGAACGGACTCGGTGAGCACGATGATCCAAGCTGCAGCTGCGTGACTGAGCAGGGCAACGGCTACGACATTGACGAGCCAACCTGCCGTTACATTGCAAGGCGTGGCCAGTATGAGCCCTACCTTCCTCGTCGTGAGAATCGCTTTGTCGACGGCCCCACCCAGATCAACCGTGCGATGCAGGAAATCAATTCGCGGGAGCAGGGCGTCGCTATTGAGCGAGGTCAGCGCGCAGTGGGTACTTTCCCAGAGTCCCCGGCCTATAAGACCAGCAGCTATCTCACCGCGCCTGTAGGGGAGAATCGGCTATGACGAGCGGCGGACGTGAACTGTTGAAGTGGATTGCGCTGGTGTTGATGACCGGCGATCACGTGCTGACGGTGTTCGGCCTTGGCTATGTGCCGGTAGTGTACGAGCTCGGTCGAATTGCATTCCCGGTGTTCGCCATTGTCCTGGCCTATAACTTGGCGCAGCCGGGCGTCGATGCGGGCAGGGCCGCTTTCAGGTTGGCCATTTGGGGTGTAATCGCTGCCCCTATCGCTTTCGTTGCATTTGGATCCTTGTTCCCCTTGAACGTGCTGCTCACGTTCGCTGCGTCGGCAGCTTGGATTTGGGCATATGAGGGGCGCCAATGGTTGCTGGCGTGCGTCCTGGCATTCGTTGTTCCGGCGTTTCTCGATTACGCGTGGCCCGGCGTTTGGCTCGTCATCGCGGCGTGGTTCTGGTTCGGCGGCTACGGTCGACGAGCTCGTGACCTGTTGGGCTTGTGGGAACCTATGGCGACAAAGTTCCCCTTCATGCTGTGGCTGAGCATGGGCCTACTGTGTTGGTACAACGGAAACGGCTGGGCTCTGCTTGCTGTACCTGTGGTGATGCTGGCTGAGTTCGATTGGCGCATCACCCGCGCAGGTAGGTTCTTCTACCTGTACTACATCGGTCACCTTGGCTTGCTGGCATGGGTGGCCGCACTGCCATCTAACGGCTTCCTACTCGCGGCATAGCACTGGCCGGCCGTTATGCGTTACCGATTCCCAGCCGCTCTGAGTTCGGTCGATCAGCCGCCCGCCCATGCACTTTGCTGTGGCCGGCCAGGGCACTACTTCTCCGGTCGCAAACTGAGGGGCAGGGGGCGAGTCTGGGCACTGAGGTCGGTGAACTTCGTGGACCGTTACCGTTTCCACGGTCTTCGCAGCCTTGAGGTCTTCGGTTGCCTGTTCTAATGCACGCTTGTTGGCCACCAGCGCGAAGCCTGCGCCTATCAGTGCTATCGCCAGCATGCCACTTGCTATTTGCCATCCACTCTTGTCCATGCGTGTCCCTGTGAGCGTCCTGCGCGCATTCTAGCCGGAGAGCAGGGGCGACGCTCCTACGAAAAAGCCTCACGCACGGCCCCAGCCATTCTGTCGCGCTAGAATCTGGCGAATGGATCGATAGAGGATGTGCGGCATGGATGAGGTCTCCCTGGTATTTGGGGGAATGCGGGCAAGTGCGGATGCGCTCATCGGCAGCCCTATTGTGCAGACGGTCATCGGCGGCTTGATCGGTGCGTATGCAGCAGGAAAGGCAGTTGATCGCCAGATTGAAGCCAGCAGGGCCAGTGAAGAGAAATCTGATGCGGCTGCTATTGCACGGCTCAAACTAGGTCTCCGCGTGGAGCTGGAGGCTGTACTAAAGATGACGTCACAGTCTCTAGGCCCGGTTATTGCGGAGTGGAAGGCCGAGGGGGCTCGAGGAGTCTTTCCGTCTGTATTCCCTATCGAAAGCGACTACTTCACTCTCTTTGCGAAGAACGCTGACAAGCTGGGCCAGGTGGAGGAGCGGGCCGCAGCAGCCGTCATCCATGCATACATAGAACTGAAGGGCATGGTCGACAGCTTCCGTTACAACAATCGCCTTCTCGAAGAATCCGAGCAAGCTCGACTGAAAATGGGCGCGCCCGGTGATAACTCATGGATCAAGAAACATCTCGTGAGCATTGATCATCAGTTGAGCAACTACGGCCCGTCATTGATTAAGAATTACGATCTGGCGCTGGCTTCCGTGGATCTTGCGCTCAAAGAGCTGGCCAATGAATGCGGGGGGTAGGGGCAGAGCCCCTACGGAGGCGCCTCACACGCGCTGGTGCGACCTAGGCCCACGGCGCATGTAGACCACATTGGACGGCTCGGCGTCGGGACCGGACACACCCGCGCCCAACCGCCGTTCTCGGCGAATTCTGAGGGTATCGGCAAGGTAGATGACACTGGATTTGGTTGTGGCACAAGCCATCTGGGGCGGTACCGATCGGGTGGCCAGCTCAATGCGGGCCTCGGCCATCATCAGTCGCCATTCCCGGGCAATGTTGCAGGTCAGCGACCACCAGGCCATGTCGCAGGGTTCCAGTTGGTGGCCTTCGGGCGTGAACATGTGGCCGCCCTGAAAGCCGAAACCGGCCCAAGGGCCGGTTAGATCTATTCGGTCGTGCGGATCAATCTTGATCAT